CGCCTGCCAGCGGCTTATCCGCGCCGGGCTCGGCTCGCGCATCGACGAGCTCAACGTGGTCAACACCCCGTTCGAGTCGCCGTACCCCGAACTCCTCACTCGCATGATCATCGCGTCGACATCGGGCGAAAATCTTGGCGGCAACGTCACCGGATCGGTCAACCCGTCCTACGTGCAGCGGCCGTCCTACCGCGCCAAGGTCGACCGGCCGCTCGTCGCATTCCACGAATTGACCGTGTGGGACGACGAGGCCACGGACTACCGCGTGTTCTGGTGCGTCGACCCCGACATCGTGATCTCCGATTCGCAAAAGACCATCGACGTGCTCAAGCGCTCCGGCGGCTTCAAGGCGCAACGCAAGCAGCAAGAGCCGTTCTACAACACGTCGAGCAATCCGTTTTTGCCCAAGGATCACCCCTACGTTCAGCTCACGCCCTACCCGATCCATGAGTTTTTCTGGGGCAAGGCACACATCGAATCGCTGATCCCGCTGCAGGAATGGTCGAACGAGCGGCTGGTGCAAATCCACGACATCCTCGATCGCCAGGCGTACCCGCCGCGCATCGGCTCCGGCTTCATGGGCCTGACCGACGAGAAGATGGACGCCTTCGGCGGCGCCGATACCTGGGTGATGGATCAGTTGCCGCAGGCGTCGATCAAGGAGCTCTACCCCGAGATGCCGCCCGACATCTTCGCCGACTACCAGCAGATCGGCATGCTGATGATCGAGGCGTCGGGCCTGACCGAAACGCTGCAGGGCAAGGGCGAATCGGGTGTGCGCTCGCACGGCCAGGCCAAGGAGATGCGCACCACCGGCGCCGGCCGCATCAAGAAGACCGCGACGCGGCTCGAGGCGCCGCTGGTGCGCATGGGCGACCTCGCGCTGCGGCTCAACATGCGCAACAACGACGATCCGATCATGCCCGACCCGAAGGAAGACGGGGCGCCGGGCGATCCGTTCTATTTTCACAATCTGCCGGCCGACTATTCGTTGCGCATCGCCGGGCATTCGCACTCGCCGCTGTTCGCCGACGAAACCAAGGAACTGGCCGGCGCGCTGTTCAAGGCGCAGGCGATCGACCAGGAAATGCTGGTGCGCATGCTCAATCCGCCGAACCGCGACAACATCATCCACGCGCTGCGTGCCCGGCAGAAAAAGGCGGCGCAAGCCGCCGCGATGCGCGCCAAGATGGGCCTGCCGCCGCCCGGCGAGAAGCCGGCACACGGCAAAAAGAACGGCGCCGCCGCCGCGCCGGTTTGACAGCCTGAAAAAACGCGCGTAATAGGATTACGGTCCTAGGAGACCACGGGCGGGGCGGATAACGGTCCACGTCATCCGCTGGCGCCCCCCTCGAAGAGGAGAAAAGCCATGGCTCGCAAGCGCAAGCACAAGCGCGGTGGTCGGCGTTCGCGCCGGAAGTGACGAGATGCGCGCCCCGACGCACCAGGGATCGCGCCGGGGCCGCCCTCTCAGGATGAAATTTTGATGCCTCCGATGATGCCGCCGCCGTCTGCAGAGCCTCCCGGTCCAGGTCCGGGTGGTCCGGGTGCGCCGCCATCGGTCCCGTCGTCTCCGGCCGGTGGCCCAGGCGGCCCCGGCTCATCGCCGATGCTCTCCCCCGGAGGCGGCGCCGGCAACAAGGCCGCCGCGGTGCAACAGATCAAGGCCGTGCTGCCCGCCCTACTGGTCGCCAGCATGGCGTTCGAGGCCGGATCGAAAGAGCAACAGGCCGTGCTGCGCGCCGTCTCATCGCTCAATCCGCTGTTCGGCAAGGCCGAGGCCGCCAACATGGTGCCGGCCGGGCTCGCCACCATGGCGCAGGCCGCAAAGCAGGGCGGGCCGATGTCCGCCGCGCCGCCGCCAGGACTGAAACCCGACACCACGCCACCGCCCGGTATGGGCGCCCCCGGACAGGAGGCCGCATGAGCGACTATCTCAAGCCGAAAGTGAAGACCGCCCAGATGGAGCGGAAGATGCAGAACGGCATGTTCCGCAACCCTCCGACCTATACCGAGCTTGGCGGCTTCTCGTCGTCGCGCAAGTACACCGACCCGTCCGGCAAGCGCGGCACCGTCACCGGCATGGCGCTCGAGCGCGGCGGCCCGACCGCGCAGCGCGGCAAGCCGATCTGATCCCATGAATGACATTCCGCAGCGCAGCAAACGCGGGCTCGACCTCGGGGTCGCGGCCGAGCTCGGCGATCTGCTGCACGAACTGACCCACGATCCCAAGGTGCGCGGCGAAATCGGCCGCGTCATCAAGAAGGCGCGGCCGGACTCGCCGCACGCCGCCGCATTCGCAGATGTCGAGCAGGAAGACCGTTTCGAGGCGTTCAAGCGCGAGCAAGACGAACGCGAGATCAAGGCTCAGCAGAAAGCCGTGATCGATCAGATGAACGCCAAGCGCTCCGCGCTGCTCTCCGGCGACGAGGAAGGCCGCGGGCGAAAGTACTCCGAGGACGACATCAAGAAGATCGAGGAGCTGATGCAGCGCAAGGGCATCACCGACTACGACGACGGCGCGACGCTCTACGCCGCGACGCTGCCGCCCGACACGCCCAAGCCCTCGGACGGTCCCGCCAAGCACGGCGCCACCTGGGAATTTCCGGAGTGGGCCAAGTTTTCCAAGAATCACCAGCTTGCCGCCCGCGACACGGCCTTTGCCGTGATCGACGAGTTCAAGCGACGGCGCGCGTAGCGATGGGAGGCGAACATTCCGCAATTTGGTAGTGGCATCATCCCCGCATCAGGGGCAATCGCCAACGAGCTGTCGGCCGTCGTCCGCCGCGCGTTCATGCCGAGCGTGTACGTGCAGCTCTGGAAATCGGCGCCGCTCATGGCGTCGCTCCTGTCCTCGGCCCAGGTCGCCTCCGGCGGCCTCTCGCCGATCACCGCGCCGCTGCAGGGCTCGCCCATGGTGTCCGGCCAGTGGGTCGACTACTCGGGCTCGTTCCAACAGCCCGGCGTGCAGCCCGGCCTGCAGGATGCCGAGTTCAACCTGAAAGCCTTCGTCTCCACCATCCCGTTCCTCGGCTTTGAAGGCTTGGTGCAGCTCGACTACTCAATCGTGCCGCTGATCGAAGCGCGCATGAACGATAGCACCAACGTCACCATCGACACGTTCGCCACCGCGCTGTTCAACAACGTGTCGAACAACCAGCAGCTCATCGGCCTGCCCGCCGCGATCGACGACGGCACGTTCTCGGCGACCTACGGCGGCGTCAACCGGAACACCAATACGTTCTGGAAATCCACCTACGTCCACGGCAACGGCAACGTCACGCCGACCCGCAACCTCATGCTGCAGTACATCTCGCAGGTGACCAAGACCACCGGCGAGATGCCCTCCCTCGGCATCATGGGGTTTGGCACCTGGACGCTGCTGGCGCAGGATTTCACGTCGCAGGAACGCTACAACATCACGCCCGGCGACGCCTTCGGCGCCGATCGCAAGATCGAGGCCCTGTTTCGCGCTCTCGACGTGGCCGGTATCCCGTTCTACGCCGATCCGTACTGCCCGGAAGGCACGCTGTACCTCTGCAACACCAACTACCTGTCGCTCTACCTGCACGAACGGGCGGCATTCAGCTTCACCGGCTTCGAATCGACGCTGCCGAACAACCAGCTCGGCTACGTCGGTGCCATCCTGTCCCTGCTCGAACTTGTCGACGTGAAGTGCAAGGCGCACGGCAAGTTCGACGGGCTCGCGTACCTGAACATCTGAGGCACCACCATGGCCCGTATTGGCGGCGCATTCCCGTTCCCCCTCGCCCAAGTCCAGGAAGGCGGCTCGCGCGTCGAGCTCGCGTCCGGCGGCGTGTTCTACCCGCCGCCCGGCGAGTACATCTTCTCGCTCGACGCCGCCACCATCCTGCAGTACTTCGACGGGCAGGCGCAGTCGTGGCAGACGCTCTATCCAGCCTCGACCGGCGGCTACCTGTCGGCGGATGGCTACAATTACCGATTCCTCAACACCACCGGCATTCTCACCTCGTTGTCGCTCACCGCCGGGTCCGGCATGACCAACGGCATCGGCTCGGTCGCGTCCGGCGTCTCGGCCTCGATCGCCGCCAGCGACACCACCGGCGGGGTGCGCGCCACCGTGTCAGCCATCATCGGCGGCTCGGTCGCGGCGCCGACCATCACGCAGGGCGGGTCAGGCTTCCTCGAGCCGCCGCTGATCGTGATCGACCCGCCGCCGCAGGGCGGCATCCAGGCCACCGCCACCTGCGCGCTCACCGCGGCCGGCGTCATCACGTCGGTCACCATGGCAAACGTCGGCGCCGGCTATGCCGCGTCGCCGAACTTCTGGGTCATCCCGCAGCCCGCCACCTACCAGGGCGGCCCGGCCGGCGGCGGCGCCATCGCGGCCGGCGCGATCCCGGCGCCCGGCCTCGTCTTCCCCGGCAACGCCGTGCCCGGAAACCAGAACACCTCGTCGGCCGGCGCGCAGCTCACCTCGATCGCGCTCACCGGCTCCGGCACGCTCACCGGCCTCGTCATCACCAATCCGGGCGGCGGCTACACCTCGGCAAACCCGGCCGTCACCTTCACCGGCGGCGCGGGCGGCGTCGCCTCCACCGCCACGGTCGCCACCACCTCGCCGGCCGTCTCTCTTGTCCGTCTGCAGCCCAGGGTGCAATAATGGCAACTCCACAGAAGCCGGCCCCGGTCGTCGCCGAACCGAAGCTCGAGCCGCAGAACGAGCTGGCGCTCAAGGTCATCGCGGCGCGCAAGGCCGCCGAGGCCGCCATGCCGCTCGGCCACGGCGTCGACACCTCATGGGAAGTCCGCGATGCCCTGATCCTGATCGCTCAGGTCCACGCCATCACCGGCGCGGCGGCACCCGACTTTGCGGCGGCGCCGGAATACGTCGCGCCGCCGGAGCCAGCCGCCGAGTCGCCTGACGGAGCCGAGAAGGACGCCGGCAAATGACGCCGGAGGCCGCGCGGCTCAAATACGTCCGGTTGACGGTGGCGCGCGATCTGCCGTTTCCGTTCACCGACCGCTACGACGGCGTGCCGGTGACGGTCCTGGCCGGCTCGTCGGAGAACCTGCCGCTCGACATGGCGCAGCACTTCTTCGGGCCGACCTTCGATCCGGTTGCGCAACAGCGCCACGTCGCCAAGCGGCAGGGCTGGAACACGCCAGAATTTGTGCAGCCCGACAAGGCCGGCAAGACCAAGGCGCAGCGCTATTTCGACATGCTCAAGATCGAGCCGGTCAGCTACCGCCTGGTCGAAGAAGCAGCACCCGATCCGACCCGGCCCGTTCCGGCCGAGCAGAACATCGCCGAAGACGACACGCCGGCTCGCCGCGGCCCCGGGCGCCCGCGCAATCAAGCCACGGGGGCGGCGGCGTGATGAATGCAGCTCTCCGATTACATCACGCAGCTTCAATTCCTGCTGCATGACCAGAGCAACGCGGACTTTTCCACCGCCGAGCTGACAAACGCGATCAATAACGCCCGCACCGCGGTCGCGCTCGATTTCCATTGCTGCCGCGCGATCTATCTCACGCCGCCCAACGCCGTCGCTAATCCGGGCAACTACTCGCCGGTCGGCATCATCGCGAACCAGGAAGTCTATTACCTCAACGCAGGCGCCGGCAGCGCAACCGGCGCCGCGGCGTCGAACGGCGGGATCGTGGTCGGCGCGGCCGTCACGGCGGGCGGCGCGAACTACACCGCCGCCGCCACCGTCACGTTCGCGGCCGGACCCGCCGGCAGCGTGCGCGCGACCGGCACCCCCATCATCGCCAACGGCGTCATCACCGCCGTCACCATGACCGCGTGGGGGCTCGGCTACCTGCCGGTTCCCGGCGGCACCCTGCCGGCCGTGACGATCGCTGATAGCGGCGGCGGCGCGGGCGCGACGGCCACCGCCGTCATGTTCAACAGCGCGTTCAACGTCATCTCGATCAGCAACATCTGGGGCAACCAGCGCTACATGCTGAAATTCCGCGCGTTCACGCTGTTCCAGGCGTACATGCGCAGC